AGGGGAAAGCACGGATAACCCCACCCATGCGACGGAAAGTTCCCTTACGGAACATCCGTATTGTGCGGGGGCGGGGCAGTCGAACTCGCATCATATTCTCATCATTGTGAGTATTAAGTGCGAGTGGCGAAAGGGGTAAACTCAGGTCGCGTACAGATGACAGAGTTTCTGGCAGCGGACCTACGCGCGGAGCGAGCCTCAAACGAGGCTCGTGATAGAGAACGAGACGACTGGAGTTCTTCTCAGAAACAAGAGCTATCTTGTTAACACGCCCTGGATCCTTGGTATAACAGTCCTCGAGGAAGGAAGCAAACCGCCTCTGGAAAGAGGTTATGGAGAACTTCAAAGCCCCGGGAGGCTGGAAACCCAATCCACCGCGTTCAAAAGGTAGAAACAGATTGTAGTTCCCCCCACCAGTCAAAGCCTCAATAGTAGAGGCGTGATAATGGAGGAAGCGCTTGTGAGCGCGAATCGGATTGACCGCACCTGAAACTACTTCATTGTAGTAATTCCAAATAGGTGCGATCTTCGCGTTCATACGACCTGTCACCTTGGACTGCCCTGTGAGAAGACCAGAATTCATGAAGCCAAGCTTCCGTGGAAGAGAACCGTCAACATAAAGCTGACTGTTCATGGTGAAGACCTTAGGGTGGACGTAGTTCTTTCCTAAAGAAAGCGCAAAACCCACCTGAGAAATCTCCTGTTTCCAAATCTGGTAAAATCCGTCGTCAGCACGAAAGAGGATGTCGTCTCCGTTGATTAGAACTGGGAGGTCATGAATAGAGAACACACGATTTGTGTACCTCTCAAGAGCTCTCCAGTATGCAACGAGATTGACGACGCAGAGTATGGGAAAGGAAAGGGTCGAGCCCATTAACTGTCCAGTGGACTGTTCTATAGGCTTGAGCCCCGACCAGTGGGGGTAGTGCACGTGCTGTTCATAAAGAACAGAACGGAGAACGTCAGCAAGAGCACCCGAGAAATTCTTCGTGGTGATCGAATGCTGAAGACTCGCTTCAAACGCCATCTTCGTATGACGAATGTCTAGCGTGTCCGTAGCTGCTGAGTAGTCACCGGATACCCAAAAAGGGAAGGTTAGGCCTAAATTAGCCTCCTTCTCCTTTAATCTCACGAAGTCAAGAACTTCGAGAGGGCGTCCCGTGGCGACAAAGCAGTCGAAACGTTGTAAGTGGTTCCACAGTGATTTTTGGTAAAATCGACTGACCCAGTACCTATAGGAGTCGCCCTTTGTAATAAGGCGGACCTTAAGAGGTTCGAGGACGGCCGAGACCATGACCTTGCGAGATCCCATACTCGCTCGGACTATCAGCTCAGAGAAATCTGGGCATGGTACGCCGTAGACCCACTTAACATCTCCGGGTCGGAATTCGAACGCCTTGACGAGATACTCGTGGTAGAAACCACACTCGTCGCGCCGTAACCAACCCCGTGCACCCCCCGCGCTCCGCGGCTCCTGGAAACTGGCCGCCGAGGTCGCTTCGTAGGCACGTGTCTCAAGGAGTTTAAAACCTTCAAAGACAGCCTTATAGCGAACCTCATGGTCAGGATCCGGGGCATATCCTCTAGGAAGGCTCCCCAAGGCCTCCCTGTGCTTCTCCATCGCCTTGACCACAAAGTCAACGGAGACTGGCTCGGCCCCTCTTTTAACCCCTTGTAGAATTCCAAAGAATAACCGGAGATTCCGGTCATTCTTGGATACAAGGCGGTTCTTGAGGATTCGCCGAATTTTGCCAGTCCCGAAAGGATGGCCAGTGAAACCATCAGGCCTCACTGGCAACTCCTGGTCAAGGTATTTCGCGATTGGCCAAGAGGTGATATACTTCGCATTCTTTACGAAGTCCTCAATGGGCCATGCCGCTGCCATCCGAAAGATACCTAATTGATCCTTCATCGGGAGTCTCCGAACCTTACTCACACTATCAACCAGGACCTCTAAGTAGGCCCTAGTGAAGTAGAGTGCGGCTCGGAAACAATCCAGATTGGTGGAATAGCCAAGCTTTCCACCCACCTCGGACTCTCCCATTCCCAGCAGAGAAGCTGCCTTTTTGGCGAAAGGAAGCTCCCTCTGCGTAGGAAAGTAAGTGTCCTGTTTGCAGGATCCACTCCTGCTCAGGGCACCCAACATCTCATCGATAACTTGAATTGCGTTATGCATTTCGGTCATTCTTAG